TATGAACTTTCCAAGCTACCTACTGATTTATTTATTTATCAGGAAATAATTTATCAAAAACATCCAGATATATTAATAGAGTGTGGTTCCGGAACGGGTGGAAGTGCTTTATTTTTTGCTGACATTATGGACATTATAGGACATGGAAAAGTTATTTCTATTGATATAAAAAAACAAGAAAGAGCGTATCATCCACGGATTACTTATATAAAAGGTTCAACAACTGAAGAAAGTACATTAGATGTTATTAGAAAACATATTTTTGATAAAACCGTAATGGTATCCTTGGACTCAGATCATCATAAAGATCATGTATTGTGGGAAATGGAAATATATGGTTCTTTTGTAACTCCAAGCCAATATATGGTTGTTGAAGATACCATAGTCAATAACCATCCCATTCGTCCACGTTATGGTCCAGGTCCATGGGAAGCAATTCAAGAATTTCTTTCTAATAATAAAAATTTCAGTATAGTTGAAGAACGGAATCGGATGTTACTAACAACAAATCCTAATGGTTATCTAATAAAAACGTCAACGAAAAATGACCATGATGCTATTTAAAGAATATGAATTAAACTTACAAAATATATTAGAGAGGTATCTTTCTTCGCTCACCTCGTACGGAAGAACATTCATAGCTATACTCATATATTTATGGCAAAAGGGAGAGGAAAGGGTTTGTACAATTTACCTAAATTACCAAATTATCTAACTTACCTAAATTACCCAATTTAAATATCTTAAATAATAATCTTGAAAGTCCTGTGAAAGCGAATTGAGGGTTTAGGTGTTAGTATTAATAGTGGCAGAGATGCATAGTATCATAGTTGTTTTATTTTTTTTCCGGTATTAATTTACCGACTTTTTTTTCTTTATGGGACAACGCTTTCTGAAATGATTCTCCCAACCTTATAAGAGGAAAACAGGGTTAGAGCTTTTAAGTTCTTTAAAGTATTGTCATTCAGATTGATTCCAAAGAAACTAAAGAGTCCTTTTCGTTTGACAATCTCTTTTTTTTGTCTCGGACTTTTTTTTCTTTTTGGGACTAAAAAAAGTTTAAAGTAAAAGTAAAAGTTAAAATGAAAGTTAAAATGGATAAAATGAAAGTAAAAGTTAAAATGGAACAAAAACGAGGACAATTAACGGACAGGATCAAACAAAATTCAAAAAAAATGCTTGGTTATGAAATTGGAGTTACTGAATTGCGGTTAATGCCTTACATTATGTATGTTATGATGAATGAACAGGTTATTGATCCCATCAAATGTAATCGGGATGACAGGGATGTCCTCCAACGATGGCGAGAAGCCGGTCATATCAAAGGCGGCGCTTCTGGGCTGGATATTACAAAAGAGTTTTGGAATATTCTTTGTGAGATTACATTTCTTGGTTATGTAGATATAGACTAATCCAGTTATAGTTAAAAAGTAAAAAACTTAGAAAACTAATTATAGCTTAATTAAAAAGCAGTGGATTTCTAACCTGCAGATGTGAGGTTAAAACTCACTAACCAGTTTATTTTTAAGAAAACAATGAATAATAAAGAACAAATTAATTATAGTGATACTCATTTGGTTATTTGTAATGACTTAGTTGCTCTTAACCACTTAATAAAAGAAAGTCATATTATAGGAAGATGGTCTTCCGAAGGACAAGCAATGTCTCAAAGAGATGCCCTTGTTGCAAGAGACATCCTTTTGGAAGCGGGATTTAAACGGGGAAAGGATTTTTATCTTAAAAAAATAATAAATGCATGAAAGTAGATTTTGGATTTAAGCGTTATTTTAATGGAACAATTGAAATACTTTTTTAAAATGGAGATCAAAAATGGTTAGAACACAGAAAGAAAAGACAAAACAGGAACCTAAAACAAAACCAACTACAAATTCAAAAAGGAAACCCAAAGTAACAAAGGAGAAAACAAAACCAACTACAAATTCAAAAAGGAAACCCAAAGTAACAAAGGAGAAAACAAAACCAACTAAAGCTATCTTAAGTGATTTTGTTTATCTTGATAAGATGGACAATTTAGTCAATCTCCGAAAAAAAGAAACCAATAAAAATCGTCATCCAGGTTTGCCAGATGGTGTTACTGAAAAGTTAGATCAATGTATGTCAGTTTCAGCAATGGCTTATTTTGCCAGTCAGATTGGTATTTGTAAACAGGAAATAAAGGATATGGCAACCAGTTCCATTAATTTTGGCATGTTTCGTATGAGAATTGGTGGTCGTATTAGAATAGTACTAAAACGGATGACAAAGGCTGAAAGTAACAATAAAAAAATTACTAAAGAGCAGGCTGCATACCCACCAGATGGAAAATATGATACGAAATGGATTAAAAAATGATAATCCGTCCCAATGAAGTTAAAATGAAAGTTAGGTATTTACGGATAGAATATATTGATGCAGTTCGTCATCGGTCCCGTAACAATACCAAATCTCTTTTTCAAATGCGGCAATTGTTATACAAATTAAATGATAAATTTTTAATTAGAATAGCAAAGAAACTTGAAGATGTGCGATATTGCCGTTTGTTTATAGAGGCTCAATTTAGCTGTCTTGATTCCAATTTTTGTCTTCAAAAAATTCATCTCGAATCTCCGCCACCAAGTATGGTTTTTGGTAATGGAAGTTGGGAAAGATATGAATCATATATCCAGGAAGGCTTAAAAACATAGTGGATAACTTTATAAAACAGATGGCTGCTTCGTTGAAAGTACCTACTCTTGATATGGTGGATGAGGGATGTAAACAGATTAGTACTAATTGCATAACAATCGATTATTTATTAAATGGTGGAGTTCCTCTTGGTTTAATAACGGAAATAGTTGGTGATTTTTCTACCGGTAAAACCCTTCTTGGTTTATATCTTTGTAAAAAAGCAATTTCTGCTGGTGGATTTGGGATTTATATGGACTCCGAAAATGCTCTTGATAAAAGATGGGTGGAAAATTTAGGTCTAAAAACAGATAGTATTATATATCCGATGACCGAAACTCTTGAAGAAGCATATAATTTGATTATTTCAATTTGTAAGCATGTTCCGGCAAAGGCTAAAAATAAACCTATAGTAATTATCTGGGATACATTGGCAGCTACTCCACCGGCAACTATCAGGGATGATGATAATCGTTCAAAAATGGCTGCTGCTGCAAGAATTAATAGTGAACAAATGCCAAGAATAATTGGTCCTCTCAAACAAAATGGTATAGCTCTGGTGATTTTAAATCAATTGCGATCGAAGATTGGTGTTACCTTTGGTCAAAAATGGGAATCATCAGGAGGGAGAGCTATCCGGTTTTATTCCTCTCTTCGTTTATTAATTACCAAATTCAGTAAATATAAACGGAATGGTTCTGTAATAGGTATGATCGGAGCCATGGAAATTATAAAATCTCGTATTGGAAGACCATATACAAAAGTTAAATTTGAGATTGATTTCAAGCATGGTATGAATGAGTGGTCGGGTATGCTTTCCTTACTTCAGAAAGCTAATTTAGTAAAGATTTCCGGTGGACGATATTACTTTCGTTATTGGCCTAAAAAATCATTTCGTTATGATGAATTTCCGTCAATTTATAAAAAGATGTGGGAAAGAGTAATTGATAAAGATGAAGAGAAGTTACAATCCACTTTAATAAATGGTTAAAATGACAATAAAACATAAACAAAACAATAAAGTTAGACGTGGATGGGATGATGGGAAAAAGACATATAAAATCCTTTTAAGTCATGTGGAAAAGGAACTATTATCTTCCACATTAAATGTTCAATTGCCTGTTGGGTATCTTAGTCCGAGTTCAATCAATATGTATTTAAGATGTCCACTACAATTTTATTATAGATATGTGTTGAAAAAAATTATACCACCAAATGTTTACTTAATTGAGGGTGGTTGTCATCACGGAACTTTGGAGTATAATAATAAACATAAACGTAAAAGGGGTTATGATTTAAAGAATAAATTGGTTATAGAACACTTTATGGACAATTTTTCATCTAAACGATCGGATATTAAAGATTGGAAAGGTGAAAATGAAAGCAGAGTTCTGATGAGAGGCAAAGAAATGCAGACCAATTATATGAATGATTTTGCTCCATTGTTTATACCTAAAATAATTGAAAAGAAAATACAGATAAATCTTGGTAAAATCCCAATAATGTTTATTACTGATGTTATTGGTCGTAAAAGTAAAAATTTTATATCAGATGAAAATGCCGATATGGTGTTAATGGATTACAAAACCAAAGGAAAATTAATGTCTGTAGCGGAAATTGAAGGATCTATTCAATTGGGAATTAATAAGATGGGTATTGATGCTGCTACTGACAATAAGAAAATGAGCGTGGGTTTTTGTGTTCTTAAAAAAACTGGTAATAATGATGTAGTTTGGCAACCCATTAAAAACGCTAACAGAATTGTTAAATGGGCAAAGACTCTTACAATTATGGTAGCTAAATCAATCTCTCTTGGATCATTTCCACCATGTGATCCATCATCATGGATTTGTTCGCCTAAATGGTGTGGTTATTGGTATCTTTGCAGGGGTAAAAAACAATGACAGATTGGAGTCAGGTTGGTAAAAAATCTCGTAGGAAGGGTAAACGATTTGAATGTCAGATTGCTATCCTGATGAGAGAAATTACCGGTCATGATTGGCAAACGGTTCGTAATAGTGGACGGACTGATATAAAGGGTGATGTTTATTGTCCGGAGTCTAATATACAGGCGGTTCACATAGAATGCAAACATAATAGTTATTTCAGCATATCACACTTAATTAAACCAGTTGCAGGGACCAGACAACAACTCGAGAAAATTCAAAACGAAGCAATTGATTCTAAGAGTGAGTTATCCATGATTTTTGTTAAAAATCTAACTGGAATTTGGCTCATGTTGACTTCTGAAAGATGGGATTGGTTTATTGAAAAATTAATTTTAATATGTCCGACTTATATAAAAATTAATGATAAGTTTTGGTTTCCCGTGGAACACGACTTTGATAAAAATTATGAAGATTCGGATTTTATGACATCAATTATTAGTTTATTATCTAAAATCAGGGAAGATGATGGGGAAAAAAACTAATGAAAGTGATATAGATTGGGTTAATCTCGTGAAAATGTGTTGTGATGATCCCAATAATTTTACATATTTATTTAAATCACTTAAACCATCATTATTAAAAATAGCTAATTCAGTGGCTTCACAAATTGTGGATGATGCAGTACAGGTGGCTTTCATAAAAATTTGGAAAAAGATAGATCATGTTGATATAACTCGTCCGGGATCTGTTAAACCATACTTATTAACGATGGCGACACGAGCCATGAAGGATGAAGTTAGTCTTTACTTAAGACGTTCCCTCAAACAGGTAAATTTGGGAATTGATGATCAGGGTAGAGACATCATAAATTCATTGCCAGATAAAAAAATGTATGATGTATTATCATTTGATCGTCCGTCAGGAATTCTTGGGGAATATATCAAATATATTGAAAAAAATCATACATTAAATGGAGCACATACGGCGATAGCTAAAGATTTAGGTATTAATTTATCGGATGTCGTGGGGGCCTTTAATAAAGAGATTGGTAAGTTAAATAAACGTAGAAAATATGAATCATTAATAAATAAACTTATAGGAGAAAAATAATGAGTAAATTTATACCGGAAAAAATTGATTCAGTAAAAGTATATATTTGTGGTCCAATTACCGGCAAAGGTACAGCAGAATTACAGAAAGCTGTACGGTTACATGAACAATTGAGAAAAGCTGGATATGTCCCATTTTTACCTCACCTTTATCATCTTTTATTTTTAATGACAGATATAACCTACAATGATGTTATCTATCTTGATGCTCAATGGCTTACTGAATGTGATGTAGTTTATAAATTACCGGGTAGTAGTCCGGGTGTTATTGGTGAAGAACGATTGGCTTGTCGGTTAAATAAAAATATAGTTACTAATATGAGAGAATTAATCGAATTGTTTCCAGTAACTATAATTTCAAGTACTTTTAATGAAGGTAGATTACCATATGATAATTATACATTCCTTTGTAAACATTTAGGGATTAAAGTTTAATGTCCAGATTTAAATGTCAAAGATGCAATAGATTTAAAGGATGTGTTGGTCCCATTAAACCTGAAATTAATGGGAGTGATATATTAATTATCGGGGAATCACCCGGAGAGAGAGAAGATATAATTGGTGAAGTTTTTGTTGGTCCATCAGGTGATTTATTAAGATCAACATTAAAAAATATAAGTGATAAGTTTACTTTAATGAATGCCGTATGTTGTTATGGTGATTCCAAAATAACTAATGTGCAAATGGATGCCTGTCGATTTCGTGTTCATGGGTTAATTAAAAAGATTAAACCCAAAGTAGTAGTTGCTCTTGGTAATTATGCTTTGAAGTCTTTATTTGATCATAAATATAAAATAACGAAAGATGTTGGGAAGATTGTAAAATTTGATTTTATGGGGTGGGAAGTTCCAGTGGTTTTTAATTTTCATCCTTCATACATTTTAAGACAAGCTTATGAGTCTGATTCTGATTATAATCGTTCATTGTCAACATGGGTTGATGTTTGGAATATGGTAGATGGTTTATTAAAAAAAGGACTTCCCGATATACCAAAAGTTCGTTTATTAACTGATCCTGCACAAATTATAAAATATCTTCATCATTTATATAAAAAGGAATCATTTGCGTATGATTATGAAACAGTAGGTGATTTAGACGCTCTTAGACCGGAATTAAATCGTGAGTTTAAAATTTTGTGTGTTGGTGTTGCTACTGAAATGGGGGCAGTAGCTTTTCCTATCGATTATAAGAATGTTTTTAATAAAATAGATAAAGATAAAATAATAACTGCTTGGAAAAAGATAGTTTTAAAAGATGGCGGTATAGCTCAAAATGCAAAATATGAACATAAGGTTAATTTGGTAAAATGGGGCTTTAGTAATAATAGATTAAAGGATACCATGCTTAGAATGCATGTTCTAAATGAACTTTTACCAAATAATCTTGAAGCGATCGGTCGATGGGCAAATATAAATTGGTCTTATTATAAATCAAGTAGTGTTAAAATACAGGAAAATCCTCAAAATGCCAATTTAAATGAATTGTTGATATATTGTGGACTTGATGCATTAATGACTTTTAAAAGTGAAAAGGTTTTGACTAATGTAATATCATCACAAAAAATGGAATCAGTTGCTTGCATGCAGGAATTATTTGCATATTATTTAGCTCATACGGAAATTAATGGTATGCATATCGATCCAAATTTGATGTCAGAAATTCGTGAAGAAACTAAGAATACACTTAATAATTTACAACATGAGTTACAAAATCAATCAAATGTAAAACGTGTGAGAGCATGGTCTGTTAATAACATTAATTCATTTAAAGAGGGGGATCCTTTTAATTCAAATAGTCATGTCCAAATGCAAAGATTATGTATAAATGAATTGAAGTTAAAAGTTAAACGTAAATCTGATGGTTCATTTAGTTTTGATAAAAATGTACTTAATCTTTATCAGTCTCGATACCCAATAATAAAGAAAATGTTAGAGATCAGATCACTTAGTTCCATGATTACCGGATTTATTGATAAATGGAAAAATTATATAGGGTGGGATAATTGTGTTCATACTAACTATCAACAAGCTTTTGTTGTAACTGGACGATTGTCATCAACTGAACCCAATCTTCAAAATATTACTAAAGATTCTGTGGTTAGAAAAATGTTCAATAGTCGTTACAAAAATGGGTGGATAGTTATGGGCGATTTTGATCAATTGGAACCACGAATATTAGCTGGATGGTCCGGTGATGAAGGAATGATTGATGCCTTTAATAATGATTATGATCTTCATAGATGGGTAGCTTCTCAAATATATGATATAAGTTATGATGAAGTCACCAATTTACAGAGAAGTGTTGGTAAAAGTATTAATCTTGGTCAGATTTATGGTCAAACGGAATATGGTCTTTCAGAACATACGGGACTTAGTCTCTCAAAATCACAGGAATTAATGGATTTATATAATCAGGAATTTGAAACCGTAGCATTTTTTCGCAATAAACTTCAACAAAGAGCAATTAAACAGGGATGGATATCAGATTTGTTTGGAGCAAGACGGCATTTACCGGATGTTCGTAGTAATGATCTTTATAAAATGAATAGAGCATTACGTCAAGCTTCCAATTTTCCCATCCAATCTACGGGAAATCGTTTTTGTCTTTTAAGTTTATGTCTTTGTTATCAAATAATTGTTACTGAAAAGTTGGAAATATCTGTTATCGGAACTACACATGATGACATTATATTAGATGTTTCCGATAAATATCTATCTCGGTCATTTGAGATTCTTGATGATTCCATGAATGCTCATAATGATTGTGATCCGTGGAAGGGAAGAGGTGTAAATCTAAGAGGTAATATTTCATATGGACGTGATTTATATACCATGCAGAAGTTGATGAAAGGGAATTAAAGGATTATTTGTTATTTTTTATAGAGGATTAATATGGCCAAGAAGAAGATGAGTATTAATGAAAAACCAATGTTTTCAGAAAGTGATTCCGGTTGTGGTTTATCAACGGGAACTTCTGGAGCGGATCGGGTATGGTTTTTATTTGGGAAAACCATAAACGTTGGTAATTATGAATCCGTACGATTTGAAGTTGGTCGTGGTGAAATGATAAAAAAAGGGGAAACTTTTGAAAAATGTATGGATGATGTAAAGAAAAAGGTTCTTCATGATTCCATTAAAATAATTGAAATGGTTGAGGAATCAATAAAATGATTCATCCTGAATCACAATTAATAAAAAAAGCTCAAAATGATTTGGCGTTTAGTAGAGAGATGGTGAGTAATGCGATGATTCGACAACCAGGATTTTACTTTTGGTATGCTAATCTACGAGTTAAAGCTACCCGTCAATGTAAAATGATGAAAATGGTTGTTGAATCGTTGGAAGCTGATATTTATAAAGATTTATGTGAAGAAAATAATCGAGTAACTGAAAGGATGGTGGCTACTGCAAGTCAAAAAAATAAGGAATGGTTAAAAATTTCACGAAATTTAATGAAAGCTGAACACATTCGTGATTTACTATCTGAAATATGTAAATCATTTGAACATCGGCGTGATATGTTAATCAATCTGAGTGCTACGTTGCGTTCGGAAATGGATTCTGAATTAAGAACTAAAAACAAGGAGAATTACAATGTCAGTAGATAAAAACAGGTTGAGAGCAGAAATCCAAACTGCTAGTGAACGAATGGGATTGATCAAATATTTGAAAATTGGTCATAATCGTCTTCGGTTTTTGGAATTTGCCGATAAAGATGATGTGAAGTATTTTTCACGATTGGTATCCGAACACCGGAGGGCAGGGGTACAAAAGTTGGTAAGTATTTGTCGTTTGGAAACTATTAACAAACCGTGTGCATTATGTAAAGTTAATGAAATGGTGCTGGAACAGGGGGAAGAACGGTTATTTGATTCACGAAGTCGTTATTTGGTTAATGCGATTAATTTAGATCGTGATGCTAATAGGGTAGTAATTTATTCTTTGCCTGTTACGGTTTGGAAATTAATTGCAGATTACATCATATCAGATGAATGGGAAGATATTCTTGAACCTAAAACCGGACATTATTTTGAAATAGTTGCTGAAGGGGCTGGTTTAGATAGAAGATATAATGTAAAGGTGAGTCGGAAACCTTATCCTGTTGGTAAAAAGCTTATTGAGCAAGTTGTTGATCCATTTGATAATGTGAAGATTCCTTCTCTGCAACAGCAAGCTTCTATTATAGGTGTGGATTTGACAGAAATTGGTTTTAATGAGGGAGAACTTGAAGAAGTTGAAGAAGAAGAAGTTGAAGAAGAAGTTGAAGAAGAAGAAGTTGAAGAAGAAGAGGAAGAAGAGGAGGAAGAGGAAGAAGAAGAAGAGGAGGAAGAGGAAGAAGAAGAAGATGAGGAAGAAGAGGAAGAGGAAGATGAGTTTAAAGATTTATTTTCTGATGAGGATAAACCTAAATCAACTAAGAAAAAGATTGCTCATAAAAAGATTGCTGGTAAAAAGGCAACTAAATCCAAAGTACCTTTGAAGAAATCGGTTAAGAAAAAGATTGCTAGTAAAAAGACAACTAAATCCGGAGTAACCCCAAAGAAATCAACCAAAAAAAAGGGTGATTTAATGAGTCGTCTTTTGGGTTCAAGTTAGTAAAATAAATTTAATTAATTGTTTAACTGGTTATTTAAATATTAATGGGAGTATATTATGATTCAAATGGGTAAAATAAATGTAATGATGGGTGGTCAGTGGGGATCGGAAGGTAAGGGGAAATTAGCTGGATGGCTTTTTAATCAATATCCAATTATTTCCATTGTTATAGGAGACAATATGCCCAATGCTGGTCATACTTATATAGATGATGATGGGCATAAAATAATTTTGAAACAATTGCCTGTGGGTTCTTTATTTAAATCGATTGATACTGTGATTCTTGGTCCATACTCTGTGATCGATTTAAGTAGACTTGAAGAGGAAATAAAAATAGTTTCAAAATATCGTGGTCAACCAATAGGGGTTAATTGGAATATTTACATTCATCCTTGTGCCGCCATTCTTAATAAACAAGATGATGTTACAAAAGAATTAAAAATACTTAATCCGATTGCTTCAACGATGACGGGTGGTAATGAGGCCGTTATTCGAAAGATGCATAGGTGTGGTGTAAATTCAGATGCTGCTCTTGCAAGGGGATGGTCCGTATATATTGGAAATATGGGAGCTAAGATTGAAGATACGGCTGAACTTATAAATGATTATCTTATACAAGGTTTAACTGCTATGGTAGAATTGCCACAAGGTTTTGATCTTAGTCTTAATCATGGTTTGAAGTGGCCTTATGTAACGAGTCGTGATTGTATGATTGGTAGAGCAATTGATAATTGTGGGGTTAGTCCTAAATTTCTTGGTTTGGTTGGTGGGGCCATACGTACTTATCCGATCAGAGTTGGTAATACTGAAGGAGGTTTTAGCGGTCCTATTTACGATGATCAGAAAGAATTGAGTTGGGAAAATATTTCAGATCAAATTAATGAGAAAACGATTGAATATACTACGGTTACGGGCAGGATTAGGAGAATATTTACTTTTAGTCAACTTCAACTTAAACGGTATTGTCGTTTGGTTCGTCCCGATTGGATATTTCTTAATTATATTAATTATTTGCCGATTGTAGATCAAGATGAATTTATCAATCAATTGAAATTGGTGTTAGATAATTATGGTGTTGAGTTGAAATTAATTGGTTATGGTAGTTTACTTAAAGAAATGAGAGTATATAATGAGGGTCTTTAGTGTAATTGGTACAAGTGGTTCAGGTAAATCTTCTTTCTGTGATCGTTTAACAGTTGAAAGAGGTGTTAAATTAGGTATTCGACCAATATTATTAAAAATGGGTAGTTTTTTTAAAAATACTTTTGGAGAATCTTTTTTTTATAATGATCTTAATTCAGTTACTTCTGAACTCGTGGATGATTGGGTTCTTTCGATGGTCAAAAAATCTTTGGCTTTGGCTGTCAAGCTTGATAGGGATTTGGTTATAGATGCATTTCCACGTAATCTGGCTCAATTAAGCTTTTTCTACGATCTTTTACAGCGATATAAAATTGAGAATTGGTTGATTTATCACACGTGTATTGAACTTGAATTAGTTCAAATGCGGAGGTTGAAACAGAGAAGCATAACTAATAACGGTTTATGGTTTGATCGTGAGATTAGTTTTTATCATAAGAAGATTGAAATTGAGGCAAAATATATTTCTGAAATATTGATTAGTATAGGTCATTACCAGAAAAATAAAGGGTCTTTATCCATTGATTATGAGGTTATAAATAATGGTTGATTTATTTGTCAATTATGAAAATCCGGAAGTTCAATTACGTGCTCCTTTAATAGTATCTGAAAGAGGTGATTGTGGAATTGATCTTTATAATGCTTCTGGTGAGAATGTTATAATTCCTCCTCGTCAAAGTCGTGATATTTATGCTGGTATTCGTATTAAAATTCCTGATGGTTATTTTGGTATTATTCGTTCGAGATCATCAACATTTAGTAGAAGAGGATTATTTATAGTAACGGGTGTAATTGATAGTGGTTATACTGGAAAAATTTTTACATTTGTATGGAATCCGGCTCTTAATAATTATGATAGACCAGTTATAGTTGCTCCATGGGAGAGACTTAGCCAATTATTAATTATTTCTCAACCAAATGTTAAAATAGTTCAAACGTTCGATTTGCCTGAAACTGATAGAGGCGATAGAGGGTTTGGTAGTACTGGTTTATAAAATGATTTTGTCATCATATCAGATCGATCCGGAATTTGAAGATGCCGTTCTTGCTGCCATTATCTTTTCACCGGATTTTCTTAATAAATACAGGTCGGTTATAAATCCGTCTGTATTTACTAATAGTGTTCATATTCTTATCATAAAGGAAACTTTAGATTATTTTGATGAATATCACCTTAATCCATCAATAGAAATTTTACAGGATATTTTAAAGAGGAGTTTACATAGAGAAAATGCTAATGCTATTAGCTTATTAAGTGAAATAAAACCTATTTCTGATACCCAATATGTAAGAGATCGTTTAATTAAGTGGTCAAAGTGGTCGGCTATTGATATTATTTTGAAATCATTCAAGGGTGATGATCCTAAAAAATTTGTTAGTTTAATGGAGGGGGCTGCTCACTATGGCGATGAAGTCATAGATGAATCATTGATATTTGGGAATAGTAAATCAGTCAGAATTTATAAAGACAATAAATTTAAATTTATTACTACTCCATGGGGTTGTCTTAATGATAGACTTAATGGCGGTGTAAGTGTCGGTGATATGGCATTGGTTCTTAGTGTTGTCAATGGTGGTAAGACTACATTATTAGTTAATGTGGCTCGACATGCTATATGGGCTGGAAAATTTGTTATTTATTTTACTTTTGAAGATGGTGCTGAAAAGATACATAGAAGATTGATTCAGTCTTTTACTGGGGCTACTATAGAACAACTTATTAGATTTAGGGATGATAAAAGAGTAGGTAATAAAATAAAACAAATTCTTAAAGATAGAGGGGGTAGATGTGAAATAAAAAATGTCATTACTCGTAAAACTACGGTTGACGATATTGCTTCTCATATACGTATGAGACAAGATGTTGTAGGTAGAAAAGTTGATCTGATAATATCTGATTATGCTGATCGTTTTAAACCGATTAATCATCGAAATGAACCAAGACATGAATATCGAGAAATATTTGAAGCATGTAAATCTATAGCTCGAACTGAACAGGTAGTGCATTGGACGGCTAGTCAGGCAAATAAAAACAGATCAGGGAAGGAAATAGTTGGTATAGAACATGCTTCCGAAGCATATGGAAAAACTGAATCGGCTGATTTGGTGATTGGTATTGGTCAAACAATACAAGACGAGATAACGGGACGTATGATTATGTATACTTCCAAAGTTAGAGACGCTAAAAAACATGAAAAATTTATTATGTTAGTTGATTTTGGTAAACAGAGAATAAGGGAAATTTCTAAAATTTAATGAAGACGATTAAACACGATATTGTAAATTATATTCATGGATGTGTGATGTCAGGTTCCTATACCATTAAAAATAATGAGCTATATTTAACCTGTCCTAATTGTGGTGATAATCGAGAGCATTTTAGTGTGAATATTCAGAAATCTCTTTATCATTGCTTTAAGTGTAATTTTGGTGGTAATTTTATTAATAGTATTAGTCAACATTTTAATGAATGGAGTCAAATTCGTGCATTGATTTCGGTTCATCCTGTTATTGTTAATGAGAAAAGAAATGATAATATTTTAAAAGGGTTAACATCGTTGGATTCCGGAAAGGAAACATTTGAAAGTCATGATTATTTAATTGGTTTTAAAAAGAGAGTAGTTGATTACTGTTTAAACAGAGGAATGATTTATAGTCAGATAACAAATTATCATTTAATGATTAAATCCTTTGAAAATAAAATATATTTTCCGTATTGGCAAAATGGTAGAGTTACTTATTTAACGGAGCGAAATTTGAGTGGAATTGGTCCCAAAGTAATAGATATACCAGGCATGGTTAAACCTCTTTATGGTAGGCATATTAGACGATTAGATGAAATTGTTGTTTTGGTTGAAGGTGTATTTGATCATTTTGTTACTCCTTATAGTTATGCTATGCTTGGTAGTAGTATAACTGATGAACAAATTACGACTCTTAAATATGACGGCATTTCGAATGTTATTATAATAAATGATCCTGATGTTTTGTGTTCAGCTATCCATAACAAAGAAAAATTGGCTCAACAAAAAATATCAGCTTTTGTGGTGGTTCTCCCAGATCAAAAAGATCCCGCAGATATTGGCAGTAAAGGTATGAGTAAAATTGTATATGATTTAATGTCTGGAAGTATTCCAAATATTGATCCATTTTATGTACGCATGAAGGAGTGATATGATGAGTAATGAGAAAAATGTTCCGACTATTGAATCAACTAACATTTTAAAACGGATACTTGAAAGTGAGAAAGATATTTTAATTGTGAGGTCGATTGTTACTTTGGAATGGATGGTTAAAGATATAAAGTGGCGTTATGATCAAAATATTGGTAATGAAGAAGGTGATGGGGATTATAGTTTACAATTAAAAGAAGCGATAAATTTACTTAGAGATTTGATTAGTTGTACTGAAAACATTGACCCGAAAAAGATTGATATTCCATCCCATATTAAAAAGTCATTAATGGGATATGTGAATAAAATACCTACTGGTAATTTTTTAAGAGCGGTATTGTCAAATAATCTATTTGAGGCGGTTGCTTATGCCGATCAACATAATATGTCTTTAATTCCCATGATTATGGGGTATGTCTATAATGAATTACCAATGGATTGTTGGGGATCGGCGGAAAAGGTTCGAGATTGGTTGAAACGATAGTTAATTTAGGTAAATTGTACAAACCCTTTCCTCTCTCTTTTGCCATAAATATATGAGTATAGCTATGAATGTTCTTCCGCACGAGGTGAACGAAGGAAGATACCTCTCTGATATGTTTTACAATTCCAAAGATATATTTCCAGGCATTATGAAAATGTTGTGTCAAAACAACAATGTTGCGTGGAAACAACATTTAGGTATATACGCAAAGAACGTGCCAGAAAACATATGATTTTTGATATGTTTGAGAGGGGTTTTGTTTTTAAGAAATGTTTCTTTGACGCAACATTGATATTTTTTAGATATACTTTTAACATAATTTAGGATTTAATGGTTTACCTAAATTAACATTTTGAAGTATTGTTTTATGTTAATTTGGGTATTTTTGGTAATTTGGGATGTGGAAAGTTTCTGGTACGTCGTTTGCTACCTTTTTTAGTAGAGATTAATGATGGAAATAACAGCTTACGCCACAAGGCAGAAACGAGGAAAAAATGAAAAAGGAACAAGAAATGAAGTCGATAACAATTAAGATTACCGATCCTGTGTTGATTGGGCAAATGGAGAGTATGATTTCAGAGGAAGGTGATGGGGATTATAGTTTACAATTAAAAGAAGCGATAAATTTACTTAGAGATTTGATTAGTTGTACTGAAAACATTGACCCGAAAAAGATTGATATTCCATCCCATATTAAAAAGTCATTAATGGGATATGTGAATAAAATACCTACTGGTAATTTTTTAAGAGCGGTATTGTCAAATAATCTATTTGAGGCGGTTGCTTATGCCGATCAACATAATATGTCTTTAATTCCCATGATTATGGGGTATGTCTATAATGAATTACCAATGGATTGTTGGGGATCGGCGGAAAAGGTTCGAGATTGGTTGAAACGATAGTTAATTTAATAATAAAAAGAAAGGAAATTAAAATGGAAGCCGAAACAACAAACAGCAATGAATAATGTGAATGGACGTTGCTCGAATGTGCCCATTGCAAAAAAGACTTTGAAAAAGACGACCCCGAACGACCTGCGGATGATAGCGAGTTTTGCAGCTTGACCTGCCAGTTGGCCGCGTGGAAAAACGATGCGATATACACGGCAGACGATCTTATTTGCAATAAATTAAACAGTGTTGGGCTGAGTGGAAAAAGTGAAGCAAGGTATTACGCAGACGCTGATGGTGATGAAGACTATTGTCCCCGGCTGAGGTTGGCCACACATGATCCTGTTTATGAGGAGTCTTGTGATTGTGTTTGTCTCGGCGTTGGCAGCGGTTGCGTTGATTGCAATTATGTTATCGCTGACGATGCCGACGATGCGGCAATTGAATCTGCGGTAAATCAGGCCTTAGAATCATACGCCCAAAAATTCGCCGAATAGGTAAAATCCGAAGCTGATGAAGATGAAGAGGAATAATAATGACCGAACAAAACATCCGATAGGTCGAGAGGCAGGAATGAGGTAATTGAAATGGAAGTAAAACAACAAAAAAAAGAATCAATAATGGTTGAAATATTTGATCCTATGTTGATTAAACAAATGAGGATCATGGCTTCAGAAGCTAATATTTCCATTAATGAACTTGTGGAAGAAGGCATATCGTTAATACTGGAGACAGGTTTTGAACCTATGGGTAATTAATTTATGAAATACTTTATACTTATAATTGGTCTGCTAATATGGAATTTGGTATTTATGGGTGGAATTACTGGTTTATTAAAAAAGAAAAAGATAAAAAAAAATGGATATAAATGAAATAAATGAAAAGTATGGCAATTTATTGTGGTCCGTAGCGAAACGTTATCATACTGGAATATGGGAAACTGAAGACGTTTTTAATGAATTAATTTTGTTAGTTTATGAAGGAATGGATTGTTCCAAGCTTTCTGACGATGGGTCCGTACAATCATTTAAAACTATACGTTCATTTGTAATTTCAAGGGCAATTAATATAATTAAGAGGGAAAATAGAAGGAAAAATTTACCACTAATTAAAGAAAATCTTATGTGTTCTGATATGTTACCACAGATTAATGATTTAATGGATTTGATTCAAAATTCATTAAGTAGGACTCATTATTTAATTATAAAGGAATTTTTGTTTCCAAGCGTTTCCTTGCAGACGAAAGCAATTAAAAAACAACAGATTGCTCGAAAGAAAAGAGAATTAGGGTCTTTGAAGATGAATGTTAATGGTGATCCACGAATTTTTAAACAGTTGATAGCTGATGAGATCGGAGTCTCTCCGGCTACCGTAAGTAGAGCATTTACTGAAACAAAAGGTATTTATATTGATTTACAAGCTTAATGAAAGGAAAGAATCATGATTAAGAGTAAAGAAGATGTAGTATGGGAAATTAATGACAAGTACAGTCGTGTAAAGGCATTACGAGTTAGTATGCCGAATGGTGATGAAACTCCGATTTCTGTTGTTTGTGGGTATGATGATGATAATCTCGTACCAATTAGGGCCGTAACTGACAGATATCAGCCTGTAAGTACGGAAGAGATTGTTAAAATTGCTATTGATAAGTTTGGTATGACTCCAAGTGGAGAGAATGTATGTATGGATCGATTTGGTTCCAAAGTTAGAGTTAGGTCATTTTTTAAAGAAGATCAAATCAAGGTTAGTTCAAAAGCGTTTGATCTTGGTAATCTCGATAAGAGATTTAATTCAAAAGCAATGGCAAAGAATCCGGGTGATTTGATTCAACCGATGTTGGAAGTTACTAACAGTTATTGTGCCGTAACCGGTATTCTTATCAAGATTGGATGGTTTAGATTGGTTTGTTCCAATGGATTGGTTATACCGGTCAGTAAAGAAATGGGACAAATATCTCGTACTGTCCATACTGTTCATGAAGTTGAAACGATGATGATTGAATTGAAAAAATTGAAATTATCATTTTCGAAGTCAAAGCCGGTATTTAAGAAACTACAATCCACCAAGATGACTGTTAAAGAAATTGAATCGATTGCAAAATTGATCCCGAAAAATCATCGGGAAGAATTTTCCAATTATGCAGATTTGGGAAAAAACTCAATGTGGGCTGTTCTTAATTCGTTGACTTTTATCCAGAGTCATCGTTTGTCGATTGCTCGTGGTAAGATTATTCAACCTTTAATTGAGAAATTATGGATAAGTGCAGCATAATTCCATTATTTTCTTTCTTCGCTGATGTGGTGGTCGTCTGGAAGCGGCCACCACGTTTTATTATAAGATGAAATTAAAAAAGATAAATTTTTGTATTATACATTTGATTGCTGAATGCGAAGACTGTGATTGGTGTTGTGAGGATTATATGAATGGTAAGATGTTAGCGGCTGCACATGCCAAAAAATATAAGCATAAAGTTACTGTGGAAGCTGGTTCATATGGAGTTTATGATGGAAGGGTAAAGAATTGAAATATGAAATTATACATGGTGATTGCAAGGAGAAATTATGATTTTTAATCGTAAATTGATTAAAGACGGAGCGAAGTTTGAAGGTAAATCCATCCCGAAGATCGGATTCCTGGAAAGTATATCTTTGGTTTGGTGCGGACGGTGTGTTAGGGGGATGAAAATCCCTGAAGGTAATTCGTTTACGACTCCGATGGTCGTTCATTATTTAAAGTCAATCGGATGGGTTCATATAACAAAGTCTCATGGATGGGTCTGTCCGAAATGTGTTAAGAAAAATAATCTTGAAGATGATACGGCATAAACCATAGTTGTAGTTATAAATTGTTTTAAAATGGTATACTTTTGTTATAGAGTATATCATTGTTTTATATACTTGAGGAAGACATGAATCAGCGTTTTAATTGTCGATGTAAGGAATTGGAAAAAAAACCAGATCAACGATCGTGGGTGGTTATTGAAAGAAAATCTTCGATTGATGGTAAGCATAAAACTTTGAGCCAATGTTCTCTTATCAAATGTCTTAAATGTAATGCTATCGGACGTACTAGAGCTAAGTATGTTGATTTGTTGCCCGATCTTGAAAAGTCAAAAGTAAAAAAGTCAAAAAGTGTAGTACGAAAAAAAGTTAAATGTAAAAAGATTGATGTAAACAAAATAATAAAGAAAATCGATAATCATCAAGATAAAAAAAGAACAATAAGATCAAAGAACGTCAAAGCAAAAAAAATAAGTCAAAGCAAAAAATGTCAAAGCAAAAAA